AAGACAAAGGTTACGGTATGTATGTCAATAAAAGGTATAGGAAACTTTATGATACCATGTAGCTATTTATTAGTGAATATATAATCTATACATAATGGCGGGTAATAAATTATCAAGTACAGAAATAGATAAAAGAGTACAGAAAGCATACGATCTAAGATACAACGAAAAGTATACACAAGAGAGGTATGTAAAATGGGCTAAAGAACAATACGCAGATAAATCAGAACAACAATATTGTCAGTACTTTACAAAAGCAAGAAAGTACTACGAAGAAACTTGGAAGGATTTATTAGAACAACAGTTACAGCCGGCAGTACAGGAAGTAATCAGGTTAATGGCAGATGAAGATCCTAAAGTACGTCAAAGAGCAATCGACCAGGTATTTAAATACACCGGTAACGATATACAAAAAGTACAAGCAGAAATAAAAGGTGATATCAATATAAACTTTGGAGAAGATTAAACTACATACAGGAGATAGTGCTGAAGTATTAAAGCAATATCCGGACAACTATTTTCATTCTATCGTTACAGATCCACCTTACGGGATAGAGTTCCTTAAAAAAGACTGGGATAAGAATACAGGAGCTATAGAGGTGTGGCAGGAATGTCTAAGGGTATTAAAACCTGGAGGACATTTACTTGCTTTCAGTTCTGCTAAAACCTACCATAAACTTGCCAGTAATATTGAAGATATAGGTTTCGAAATACGAGACCAGATTATGTGGTTACAGAATAATAACTTTCCTAAGAGTAAAAACTTACTTAAACCAGCTCACGAACCTATTGTGATGGCAAAGAAGAAAGGTAAAGGTAACATACTTAACACAACAGATACTAAAGTAAACGGTAGATATCCTGCTAATGTATTAGGAGATTTAGGAGAATATCAGAAGTACTTTTTCAGTCCAAAGGTAAGCCGTAAGGAGAGAAATATAGGATGTGATATGCACGAACCTATAACAGGTAAAGATGTAGGGCCCTGGTCAGAAACAGGAGAAAGATTAGCTGTTAAGTTAGATAAAATGACTACCAAGCATAATAACCACCCTACAGTTAAACCCGTAGCATTAATGAAATATCTCGTTACATTAGTAACACCTAAAGGAGGAAAGGTATTAGACCCATTTAACGGATCAGGATCTACAGGTATGGCTGTAAAAGAGTTTGGAGGAGAGTATGTAGGTATAGACCTTAACTCTGACTATATAGAGATTGCTAACAAAAGAATAAAAGCCTGGTGAACGTAACATTATTTACCCCGTATCAAAAGCAAAAAGAGTTTATTGATAATTTTATTGCTAGCGATGATCTTTTTGGTGTTGTAGTAGCTCCGAGAGGCAGCGGAAAGACTCTATTAGGAATAAACATGCTACTATTCTGGTTATTAGATAATCCAGGTAAAAAAGCCGGATGGATAAGTCCGGTATATAGCCAGGCAAAGAATGTATTCGATCAAATAACTAAAGCAGCTAAAGACATTATAGAATCTAGCAATAGAATGGAAACTACTATGACATTCATCAACGGTAGCACTATAAAGTTTTTATCCGGTGATAGTCCTGATAGTATTAGAGGGTTTAGGTTTAACTATGTAGTTATAGATGAAGCAGCTTTTATTAAAGAGCTAACCATAGATCAGATTATCTTACCTACCCTTAACCCTAATGGCAAAAAGTGTCTCATTATATCTACACCAAAAGGACGTAATCATTTCTTTAAATGGTACAGTAAACCAGATGTAGTATCACAAAGGTTTAAACTACAAGATTGTCCTTATATTAAACAAGAACTTATCGACCAAGCTAAAAGCTCTTTACCTGTAGATATTTTTAGACAAGAGTTTGAAGCAGCATTTGTAGATAGTTCTAACGATGTATTTACTAACATACATAAAGTAGCATTCTTAGGTTCATACGAAGAAGGCAGAGGTCAAGATGTATACTGCGGAATAGATACTGGTTTATCCGATGATAGCTCTGTGTTAACCTTAATCTCTCCTATTGGCAAGGTATTGCATATAGAAAGTATTAGACAGACAGATATCAATACCGTAGGTACGGTTTTTTCCAACGTTATGAAACAGTTTAACATTATAGGAGGTTACATCGAAACCAACGGCATCGGAAGAGCTACTTATGACCTACTAAAGAATCAATTTAGAAAGGTTAAACCTTTTACAACAAACATCAACAATAAAACTGATATGGTAAGAAAGCTTATTAGTGATATAGAAACTATGACCATAGAATTACCATCAGAAGAACTTTGTCCGGCATTACATACAGAGTTTGGACAGTATACTTATAAACTTTCTCCTACAGGTAAGATGTCTTTTGGTCATATGTCAGGAGGTCATGATGATCATATAGATTCTTTGATGCTTGCCAACTATAGCCGTAATCAGTTTATGAATAAAAAACCAATAAGTATAGGAAGTATAAACAGGGTTAAACCAAGTTTCGGTGCGGTCAGATACTAGTAGGAACTTTATCGACACACCGGGATATTTATTTTAAGATATGGGAAAACAAAAGACAATAAGCGTTAACGTACCTGATTATTTAACGATTGAGCAATACAGTAAGCTTAATACGTTCAAAGGTAGTAATGCAATAGAAAGACTTATTTATACCGTTAGTAGCCTAACAGGTAAACCTTATGAGGAAGTAGAATACTGGTCATTAGATAGTTTAAAGAATGTAGCAAAGCTATATCAAGATCTAGCTGACCATAAAGAAGAATTTCACAGTATAGTGGAATGGAATGGTACCTTATACGGATATGCTAACATTAAGGCAAGTACTTTAGGAGAATATGTAGACTTAGAAAACCTACTAAAAGACCTAGAGAACAATATGCATAAGGTAGCAGCTATCTTTTACAGACCAATAACAGAACATAGGTTTGATACTTTATCGTTTGCAGTAAAGCAAAAAATAAAAACACTTAACAATAAAGTAGCCAATGTATTTGATTATTACGATGTAGAAAAGTACGACAGTAAAGAAAGAAAGAAACGAGAACAAAGTTTCAAAGAGTTTCCTGCTCATATATTCTTAGGAGCTCTTAGTTTTTTTTTACTCACCGCAAGTCTATATTTAAACAATACAGCCTCTTCGACGGGTCTAATGCAGAAGGAGATGAAGAAGATGACAGAAGAGCAGCTTCTGGACCTAGCTTCTATGAGCATTGGTCATGGTGGGGGACTATCTACGACCTCTCAAAATCCAACATACTTGGCATTACAGGGGACAGGAGTATAACAGATATCAATTTCATAACCGTACTAAACTATCTTGAGATTGATAAAGACTATAAAAACGAAGTAGCCAAAGCAGAAAAAAGAGCAATGGCTCAATATAGATAAAATTATGGCAAAGAAGAAAATTACTCAAAGATACGACGAGATAAAAAACGTCTCTAAAGAACAAGAATCATTAACCAATAGTATCAATAATGCTATTAAAGATCATTTTGCAGACAAAGTAAAAACCTTAAGAGAACAAGGGTATGACGATAATAGAATAGCTGCAATGCTAATGATCGCTAAAAGCAAAGTACAAAGTATAAAATAATGGCAAACGTTAACCTTACATACGCAAATATAGTAGATGCTTTTTCAGCTGCTTGTACTGCACATTTACAGATAGCTTCTTTTGATAGCGGTACTATAGATTTTTTAGATGCCTCGGCACAGAACAGATTATACCCTTATGTATTTTTAAGACCATTATCTGCTGTATTGGCTGATAAGGTTAGAACATTACAATTTGAGCTTTATAGTTTAGATCAACCTAAATTAAAGTCTCAATCTAACAAAGATATAATCTCAAATACAGAACAGTATATATACGACCTTATGGCTTGGTTTGATTACGGACCAGCAGCAAGACAACAGTTTTATGAAGTAAGTCTTGTTAATGCAGCACCGGTTAACGAAGCATTTCAGGATAGAGTATTCGGTTGGGTCGGAACAATAGACGTAACTACACCGTTTAACCTTGATTACTGCTCATATCCAGACTAATGACAATACAAGAGGCTCTTTTACGCGTAGGTGATAAGATTGTAGGTCAACTAAAAAAGTTAGCACCTAAAAGAAGTGGTAACTTACAGAACAGTATAACCAATGATGGAGTAACATCTGATAAAGGTGAAAATACTCTTACTATATCAATGTTAAGATATGGTGCTTATCAAGACTCAGGTGTACAAGGTAGTGGTCAACCATTTAGTAATGGTAGACAACCTAAAAGTTTTGCCAATAAGTTTACCTCTGCAAATGCAGCTTCTTATCTTAAACCAGGAAAGTTTAAAGCAAAGTATGCAGGTGTAGCTAATCAAAAGTTTGAACCATGGAGAGCATCTGTTGCTTATTATGGTATTAGACCTCAACCATTTATTAATCCTGGTATAAACGAAGTACTTAAAAACGAAGGTAGAGAATTATTAACACAAGCAGGTGTAGATGAGATTATAACCGAAGTAGAAGGTACAGTAAAAGACGTAACTTTAAAAGCATAAAATGGCAGTAACAGTATTATCAAGTCCTACTTCACCAAACGTAACAGGTACAAAGCTTGTTTACAGTTTAAGTAGTTCTTTAGCAGTTAACCCACAGTACCAATATGTAGTAGATATTCACATTAGCGGATCATCTACAAGATTAACTAGACTATATGCCTATCCAAACGAATATGGTAGCGGTATAGTAGAAGTATCTAGAGTATTATCTGATAGATTAAGCTATGACAATGATTGGAAAACTACCGGGGGTACTTTAGCAACAGACTCTTTTAAAAATTTTACTTTACATTTTAGTGAGAGTTATTCCACTTCAATTAGTAGTTCTACTACTGTATATCCAGGTAATGCTACTTCAGATATAGAAGTATTCTTAGGTAGTGTAGACCCTAATGCAGGCTCTTTTAATTTCCAGAATAGTGGTAGCTTTCAGTTACTCTCCGATCAAGTAGAAGGAAGTATATCAACAGGTAACCACGTAACAGTACCTTTATATGTTCCACCTTTTTCCGAGGTAGGTACAAAGAAATTAAGAGTAGAATTTGTAAGTGCTTCAGGAGATGTTATATCAGCAATAGATACAGGTACATTAACAGGAGCTAATTTTGAAATATACCAATATGCTATAGGTTCAGGTAGTACTTTATTTGGTAGTGCTTTTGAAACCGATGATTGGGATTTAATGAAAGTATATGATAGTGGTAGTAGTCTTTTAACTACGTTTAAAAAAGAACCTGCTTGTTTTGATGAACAAACTACTTTAGTATTTGCAAACAATTATGGTTTTTATGATTACTATACTATTGGTAATCCTATAAGAAAAAATACCGATGTAGGTAGAGAAACTTACGATAAAGTATTTGAAGAATATAGTACAGCTACTTCTACTTACGATATTACTCGTAGAGGTACAAAACAATATTATACTGATTATACAGATAACTACTCTATAACTACAGATTACATAAATAAAGAAACATCAGATTGGTTAACTCAATTATTTGATAGTAATGAAGTATACGTTCAAGAGAACGGTAACTTTATTCCTGTTGTTATAACCAATACTAACTATAGATGGAATTTAACTAACAATAGAGATAAGTTATTCCAATACGAAATAAACTTTAAGTATTCAAACCAAAGACCAAGTAGATAATGGCAGTATCTATAACACAGCAACCAACTACACCTAATGCAGCATATACTTCTTTATTATACGTTGTATCCGGAAGTGGTACTACTACTAATCCTCAGTATAGCTATGTTATGGATATATATGAGTCTGGTAGTGCAGTAAGATTAAACAGATATACACAGATACCTAACCCAGAAGGAGTAGCTACTTTTGACGTAAGTAGATTTTTACAAAGTCAATTAGACTATGATAATAACTGGAAGACAAATGGTAAAGCAAGATATACAAATGCAGTAAAAGACTTTACAATAAAGTTTGGGGAACAATACAGTACTTCTGTTAGTAGTTCAATAACAG